GTCTCACCAGACTCTGTCCCTACTTTTAAATAACCATTACCCTTACACGTTGGGCAAATGGTAATTGTAACTTTAGCTTTTTTTAATTTTTCCATTTAACTTCTTCGCTTTCTCATTCGCAATTGATTCAATGGTTTTACTAATTGATAACGTCGCATCGGGTAATAATATCTTCGACAATTGTATCAATGTCTTGTATGTTTCATGTGTAAGTGAAACGTTTCTATATTTAGTTATGTCAGTCATTGTGACTTTCCTTTCATTTAATTATGAGCATAATATAGGATATGTAGGAGATTTGTCAAGTATGAAAATTTTATTAAGTCTAATTATATGCTCACAAGTAGCAGGTACTTGTATGCCGCCCTATCCATGGCCAGATAGATTTGATTCACAATACGATTGTTTAATGTTTGGCTACGAAGAATCTATTAAAAAAATGAAAGAAATAGGACCAACAGAAGTTAATGAATATAACATGTTTATTAGGTTTACTTGTACTCCAGATAATTCTATTTGAAATTAAGGCAGAAATGTGGTATGGGACTTTCATCTCACCACAATAGCCTATCCTTATTTTTCCCTCTTTAGGATAGGTTTATTCATATCAATACAAAGTTTACCATTTAAATGATCCATTTCGTGTTGAATAACACGAGCAGGAAAATTATAAAAAGTTTTATAGTGTTCTTTTCCATGTTCACAAAACCATTTTAAACCTACATATATATGTCTTCTAACATTACTCAGTTGACCTGGACAAGATAAACACCCCTCTTCTTCAGTTAATTTTTCTTTAGATTGTTTTTTAATTATAGGATTAATAAATACTTGAGGGTTATTTCTTTCATTAGATATATCTATTACAAATATTTTATTAGACGAGCCTATTTGATTAGCCGCTAACCCTACACCATTATTCTTATACATTTCTTCAATCATAGTTTTGATTAATGATTTGTGGTCCGTGTTTAGTGGTAAATCAACCATTACAGTTGGTTCATGTAAAAATTTATTAGGGTATTTTATTATCATAATTTAATTCATATCAACTCTCCTGGTTTCCGTGCACGTACTCCCAGGTGAGCAAAGGCTCCACACCTAACCTCATTTTATTGCGAGGATCAACGGTTGTCGTACAGAGGCTAGCGCGAGGCATTACATGGACGCAGGTCCTTTTCACATCAAAATTTTATCTACACATACATCCCATTAAATTACCACTACCATCTTTCATGATGTGTAGGTTTAACGTGTCAACGTATTCTGTTAGTTTTAGTCTTAGTATCTCGCACAAATCCATGCAACTTACTTCTCCCAATAAAGACATATGTTCCATCATCTGCTTTGTGACAGGAACTAACTGATACAATCCGTCGTCCAGGATAATAAGTTCCAGCGGCATTATCTATCTTCTTTAAAATTAGTCCTTGTTCCATGTGCTATTATCTTTCTAATTCCAGGTGCATGCAGTTCTATTTTTGCATAAGGCGCCCAGTCTTTACGTATTAAATTAAGTTCTAATATTAAATTAGACCATTGTTTTTGACTTATGTCTTTACTTGTTATTGTTATTTTTTTTTCTTTCATAACCACAATGTAGGATATCTAGGGAGTATTGTCAAGGCCTTCCATTATGTTTTTTTTGTCTTTTTTTGTGTTTATTTAATGATTTTGTATGTCTACCCGGACGTTTTTTAGGTTTATTTCTAACATATACACTAACTCCATATAGACCTTTTTTCTTAGCCATTATCAATCCATTCTTTTACAAAAGGTGTAGCACCATCTGTAGGTGCACTCATAATAGGTAGATAAGTTATTTTACCATTAATATGTTGTTGTAAATCTGCGCCACAATTCATACATCTAAATAATTCAGGAGTTAAACCCACCAACATAGTTAATTCGGTACATGTTGGACACTTACCATTGACTATTTCTGCAGTAACTTTCATTAGTTAAGTATTAATGAAAGAATTTTCTTTTCTCCCATATAAACCTCTACGTTTGCCTTAGATTTTATGCATTTATAAACTACTCTATCCTTAGTGCTTTTGTCCTTCATAGCATAACGCTTAGCTTTTAAACAATTTTGTAAGCTGTCGTGATAACGATGCTCTATGATTTTATGGTCCTGTAGGAGTAAAAGTGCAAATACAATTTCAACCATTAGTGTGCTCCATTTTTTCTAATTAATGATTCTACATCTTCTGTAAGTTTTTCAGTTCTTGATTTTAAAAATTCTATGTTAACTGCATTGTTTCTCATACTTTTCATTTCTTTTTCTACGTCCTCTAAAACACCTGCTAAATGTTCCACGAGCATGAAAAGCTCGGCCTCCCCGGAAGACTGACCAAGTTCTCCACGCGGGTATTTGATTCTAAACTCTGAGTTTTGTTCTAGATCTTTTTGAAATAATTCTAATTGCGTGCTGTGTTTATTAAGAGTTTCAATAACACCGAAGTATGCCCAGGTCCCGATTGCGACGAGCGCGATTAGGCTAGCAACCGTCTTCATAGGCATCTGGACGGCCGCAGATTCTGATATGTTTAAAGGTTTCTTACTCATTCTATTTCATTCCAGGCAGCTTCTTCATCTACCTTTGGTTTTGGTAGCGGAAGTATATAACCTTTTGGAGGCATTTTCAATGTTGTGTTATCCATAGTTTTAGCGTCTGGATTGGACTCTAGGTAATCTTTTTTCATACCTTTCCATGTATTTTTTTCTTTAGGTCTTTCTTCCTCAACTGTTACAGGAATTACACCCTCACATTTTGATACTAATAAATTAAAATTTTTGTTACGTTTTAATGTAGGATTTCTATTAACTTTATTACACATTTTCATAAGTTCTAGTTGTTGTCTAAGCTTTTCGTTTTCTAATGCTAAATCATTTCTTTCATTGCATTGCAAATTACCAAGGTATTTTCTAAACGTAAGTCTAACTTCTTCTGTATCACTACCATTCCAAGAATTATCGTAGTTGTTATAATCATAATCTCTACGAGATACCGATACATCTACTTCACCAGTTCTACATTCATTAGGATATGAGTTTAAGTATTCGTTTCTAGGATATGCAGGACCAGCACAAAATGCTAATAGAGTTAGCATTATAATTAATATTCCTGTAAAATAATAATTCATCCTGGCAATCTCCATAGTTCATCCTAATAATTTATTTCTCTGTTTAAATCTTTGATATCCCACTCCAGGTCGTTGACACGATTAGCTAATAGTTCATACAAGTTTTCAGCCATTTCCCATGTGCCTTCTGCTCGTTCTAATTTTTGTAGGATTGTATTTGTTTTTTCTGTAAGCACAGCCATATCTCTTTGTATATTTACAAGATCAACTGTTTTAATTTTTTCTATTTCTGCTCTGTTGCCGTTGATTGTGTCTGTTAGATTAACAATGTACTTAACGCCTGTAAACGTTCCGACTAGCACTGAAGCTACTACCGGTACCATAACTATATTTTTTTTTAACAAGTCTGCTAAATTCATTTACGTTCCTCATTTTTTTTCTTCAATTTCATAAAAGAAACTGTCGGTGTCTTCTGTTTTCCATTTACCTGAGTTCTCTACATTCCAATCACTTGTTTGAACTTTCCAGTCAGGAATATTATTCTTAACTGTGAAGGAAGGTATGTCCCAAATTAATCTATTGTTTGGCTGAGCCGCATAATTGCCGTCATCTAACGCAAGTATGTGTGCACACTTATGTTCGTGTGGTACTTCTGAATGATCAGTGTCTATTATATTACTCTCTGGATGTGCAAAGTCAACTGTGAATAAATAGGATCCGTGATGCCACGTTTTATCTTTACCTATATATTTTCCGTGTTGCCCTTCTAAAATATCGTAAGTAGTAACAGCAGGGTAGTAAGAAAAACTATTCCACAATTCCAATTCATCAAGTCTTTTGGATGGAACAGCTTCGGGTTTATAACCACGTTGAATAAAAGCCGATATGGGGAGACGATAAAAGATAGCACCGTTTTCCATGATGGCATGCCACAAGATAGCTTTTCCTGTAATGGCTGTAATGCCGAAGATAATACAGTCTTCAACTTCTCCGTGATGTTTTTTAAGGTCATATAAATACTCCTTTTTTATTTGTGCGTATTGTACAGGAATATTTGCATTTAAGTAAGCCATAAAATAACCTCATTTTATTTGGCCCCAATTCGGACCAGATTCGTAATCTACTTTATTTGGTACTTCTAAGTCAACAGCAGATTCCATAATGTCTTTTATTTTTTCTGCATGTTCAGAACTCTTAACAGATATATCAAGTTCATCATGCACTTGTATATGCGGTATGATACCTTCTTTGTGTAATTCTATCATAGCTTTCTTTGTCATGTCAGCTGCTGATCCCTGTATAAGTTTGTTTAATGCTTTGTATGTGTATGCACGTTTGATCCCTGGTCCGTGTTCCAAGAGCGCTGCGTCATGTGGCAATGCTTTATGTATACCAAACTGATTAGGTTCCCATAGGTGAAACCTGCATAGTCTTCCTAACAATGTACGAATTCGACCAGAGTCCTGTGCTCTGCTCATAACATTATCCATTAACATTTTAACAAATGGTACTTTGTTGTGATATTGTCTAAACAATCCTTCAGCCTTATCTTTACTAATACCAAGTTCCGCTTGTAATTTATTTTTACCCATACCATAGAACAGACCAAGATTTATCGTCTTGGCCTGTGATCTAGGTATCTCTGCCATATCAGCAACGATCGTATGAAAGTCAGCATCGCCATCGCGATACGCATCCAATACTTCGCCCACTCCATAAAGATTCTGTAAAGCTGCATAATGCACTACCAACCTAGGCTCTTGCTGAGAATAGTCAAATACACCCCATGTATGGCCCTCCTCGGGTATAAATAATGACCTAATCCGTGGTCCAAGGTCTTTGTTTCTAGCTGGTATTTGCTGTAAATTTGGGTTTGAATACGAGAATCTACCAGTCACAGTTCCGCCATTATCGGATCTGAGTTGATTGATTTCTGCATGAATTCTACCTTTATGTGAATACTTTATTATGGTATCTATAAAAGTGGTATGGGCTTTGTTAATTTCACGAGCCTGGGCAATGAGTTTCACAGTTGGGTGGGGGTGATTCTGTAAGAAGTTTTTAGTAAATGATGGAGAATTTGTTTTTTCGGTTGAGTCATATGGTAGGCGTAGTTTTTGAAAAACTTGCGCAATGGATCGAGCTGCCCATATTTGCGTATCTACTCCAGTTTCTTTTTTTACTGATTGTAATAATTCTTTTTCTTGTGCAACTAACTGTTGCTTTAATTTGTGAGCGCTTTCTTCGTCTACACGAACTCCTAAAAATCTCATATCGACGAGGCAAGGAAATAATTCGGTCTCTAAATTAAAAATAGATTGTATATCTTGGTGTAAAATTTCTTTTTTAAGTTCTTGCCATAACTCTAATGTAAGTTCAGCATCTTTTTCTGCATATGCTCCAACATAAATGGCAGGTAGTTTATACATTTCTGCCTTGGCGTCAACACCCCAATCTTTAGCAGCTTGATATAAATCGCTTTCATTTTTTGTTTTGCCGGTGTATCTTTTAGCACAGTTGTTTAAGTCATAGCGCATTTGATTTTCATCAACCAGGGCCGATGCAATCATCGTGTCTACAATTTTACCGCTGACACTTAAACCAAGCGCTTGTATCCAACACACGTCATACATGGCGTTGTGAAATATTTTATTTGCAGGTGTATTCAATACACCTTGAAACCATTTTAAAACTTTTTTACGATCCATGTTGCCACCACCTTCGTGAGCAATAGGATAATACCCTGACCATCCTGGTACAGCTACAGCTATTCCTGTAACATCTCCTTTACCTACTACAGATCCTGACCCCATTTTCATTAGGTCTGGGTCTTTAGTTTCTAAGTCAATTGCAATTTCATCGTACTTAGATAAGTCTGGAAAATTTTCTGGTGGTAACCACTCTGTTTGTGGTTTAAATAGAGGTATCTGCATCGTAATCCCTTTCAATAATCATTTCTAAAAAGTGTATTGCTTTCAATATATCTTGCTTCTTTCCTTTCAGTCGGTGACGACAGATGTATTTTATAGCACACCCCTCTGGAAAAAGCAATTCATTCTCAACTACGAACTTGCTTGGCTGTATTTTAAATTTTTGATAATGAGATCCTCCGTGTTGTTTATCCCAAACGCTTTTCTTTTTCATATCATGTATCCCTTCTCATATTTTTTTGGTTCTATTATGTGTAAGTTTTCTTTTGTTCTAGTTGCACCAACGTAGAACAATCTGTTTTCATCGTCTGGATCTCTTTCATAACCTTTCATAGTATTTTGTGTTAGATCTGTTAACAACACAACGTTTTGTGATTCACCACCTTTCGCACCATGTATGGTAGATAATTCTATTCGTGGTTTTTCATTTAATTTTTCTCCATTTGCTCTCATCTTTCTTAAATAATCTACTTTAGTTTGTCCGGCATCATCAAACGCTTCATACCAAACTGTTTTAATTTGTAGACCATAATCTTTTACAAGTTGATCTAGTCCATAAAAAGATTCTTTAGCCATACCTTTTATTTTTTTCTTGTGCCAATGTCTTGGTCCCATATATTTAGATATGTTTTCTATTTCTTTGTAAGAAACTAATTGACCCTGTCTTAAATGTTCCCATGACGTAGCTGCTTGATGTAAATCTTTTTCTGTACCTCTTCTATATCTTGATGAATAATATAATCCTTGTTGGTATAACGATTCTTCTACATCTTTTAATAAATGTTTAGTTCTAGCTAACACCAACCATTCTCCTGTTGACATATTAATTGTGTCAGCGCTGTAGTGTCTATGTAAACTTCCTTGTACAGTTTTTGGTTGCCATGTTTTATCTATTCTATTTCTAATTCTATTAATAATACCCATCGCTACACCATGTACTTTAGCTGGTATTCTAAATGATTGTGTTAGTGGTAAGTATTGTCCTTCTAATGCTATGAAAGAATCTACATCAGCACCGGCCCATTTGTATATTGCTTGATCATCATCGCCTGCAATAAAAGAATCTGCTGTTTTATTCCAGATAGTTCTTGCCATATCCCATTGCATCAACGACAGATCTTGTGCTTCATCTATAAATACTACATCAAACTTTGGAGATTTATCTGACTTTGTAAACTCTGTAATCATGTCATTAAAATCTATTAAGTTATATTCTTTTTTGTATCTTGCTAATTCGTTGTCTATAATTCTTAATGTGCTCCGTTCTAAATCTTGTGTGTGTTCGTGTAAGTCAAACTGTTGTTCTGGTGTAATATTTCGTAGTTGTGCTAATTGTATAATGCGTAAATACTCACTGTCAGAATTAAATGCACTACCTTGATCTTCTTGGTAGTCTGCGTAAGTTACAGGAAAACCTAACTTTTTACCTAGATCTTTGTAATGTCTTTGTTGCATTACTTGATCTTTTTTAATTCCAAGTTTTCTAAATGCTAGTGAGTGTAAAGTTCTAAAGTATGGAAGATCATCTTCTGTTAAATTAAATTTTTTAATAGCTCTGTCCCTTGCTTCGTATGCAGCTTTCTGTGTAAATGCAAAGTATCCAACTTTATCAGGGTCAGTTTGTTTTAAATAATCATCTACTTTGTTTAACAATGTAGTTGTTTTTCCTGTGCCTGGTGGTCCTAATACTATTGTTCTCATTAATATGGATCTTTCGGTTTAAGTTCTTTTTGTGTATAATCTTCTGTTTTTTTATCAAATTGTTTTACAACAAATACAGATATTCTTTCTTTACCAATACGTTTGTCATCACAGTTGCATGTTTCTTTTAACATCTGTGCTGTACGTGAGTATGGTACATCCCAACGTTTTCTAATTAAGAACTGATTATAAAACTTATCAAATATAAAATGATGATAACCATCTTTAGTTAATACACCACCACGTTTTAAATCTTTTATGTCAGATCCAATGTGTCTATCTAAACAAAATTCTTCTAAATGATTCTGTAATTGATCCTGCGTAGTCACACCTTCTGGTGGATCTATTGGTTCGTGGTTCTTCATCAGTGGATTTATTATCATGTCCCAATCTTTTGGTTTCACTGTTGGTGGTTTAAAATCTAATTGTTCCATACATGCTTCTTGAAATAAACTTTGTTGTTTTAAAAATTTTACATTCTCCAGGTGTAGTCGTTCACCATCTACATTAAGATAATAGTATGGTTTTTCTAATTTAATTTTTTGTAAGTCAGTTAGTGCAGGAAATACTATTTCTTCACCAATACCAAACTTTCTTTCTCTACATAATTTTTTATCACAAAGATTACACATAGGTGTATCATTACATTTGTAACCCCATTCTTTTTTATCGTGTTGTCTTTTAATTATTTCTACTTCGGACTCACTCAATGGTGTTGTTGATGCTGTTGCATTAAACAAAGTCATCTTACTTTTCCATTCTGCTGGCCATTTCTTTTTAGCGTATACACCAAAATGAAACATAGAATTGTTACGTCCACCTTCTGGTATTTTATTCATAGCCATAAGTTCTATACATGGTGGTGCATCAGAATATTCTGATTGTGGTCTTTCTATTTTTATTTTTGTAATGTCTGTTTGTTTAATACTATTATATATTGCATAAAATTCTTGTAATGTTGCAGCTGATCCATCTTCTTTAAATGCATATCGTGTTGTGTTGTCACTATTAAAATATGGTAAATTTAAAAAATTTCCTGTGTCGTCTGATGATTTTAATTGTATTTGTTTTGGAAAAACTTCTGAGCCGCCGTATCCTAGTAATGTTTTTATTTCCGTTAGTTTATCTCTCATTCTTTCTGCTGCTACCGGTTGTTCAGAGAAGAGAAAGACGTGTGCTCCTCCGCTCTTTGACCTGCACACAGCCAAAGGCAGTTTAAATTGTTTTATTTTATCTATTAATTTTTTGTGATCAAAACCTGCATATGAGTCTATGTCTACACAACCCCACACACATTGATTATCTTCATTAATTGGTATAATACCAAGACTCTGTGTACCATCTAAATGCATGGTCCACAGTTCCGTGGTCACTGGTTGACGTACTACGAATGATTGTCCTTTTAATTTGACACCATTCTCAGCTGGTGTACTTACTTTAGTACAACCATGAGCTCGCTCCAATCCTTTAAATATTTGTTCAAACATATTTTTTAATAGGCGCTTCCACTCTCGCTTCCACGCCTACTCCTAGGATTCGATTAGTACGGTGATGTTTCTTTAGTATCGTCTGATCCGTGTTTAACCTGCACTTCATCTTTGCCGACACTTTGTGCAAAAGACTTTGCCATGCCATAGATATTTTTATCTTCGACTGGTCCCATCTTTTCCACTTCCCATCCAAACCATGTTCCTTTGTCATTAGACATCTGAACGGTTGATAGATTATAAATGTGGCTGTAAGTTGGCGGTGTAAACAAACCATTTTTACCTTGTAGTTTGATACCCATCATTAATGAGTTCCATTTTCTACTAACTTTAAGTTGCGTAGATTTCATAGAAATCAAAGCTGTTGATGGATTCTTACCAAGAACTAATACAAAGTGACTTGCAGTGTTATCAAGATAATTACCATTTGGTAATCTATCTTTGTATGATTTATCTCTAGTCGTTTGACTAACGATATCACTGTCAGCACTATGAATTGCAACAGGTGCACCACTGCTGGTACCTCTGTCTTGCCATTCTATGTATTGTCTTTTGTAATGACAAGGGACAACACTAATTTTATCAAACAATTCGTTTGTGACAGTGTTGATTATCTTGCCAGGCTCTGCGCCTTCGACATATTTACCATCTCTTTTATTTACTTCAGGAGATAGTTGTCCCAAAATTTTTAGGAAAGGTAACGCAAGATCTTCTTGCGCTATATTTTGAGCACCTTGATTTGCATCAGCTTCAAACAAGTTGACTGCCAATGCTCCTTCTTTTTTCTCTGTTACTTGGTTCATGTTTATTTGTTCCTTTTTATTGTTGTTTTATTTCCAACAAACACGTTGAAAATTTCCGTTGGCATTGTTTTACCTGCCTCTAAACGTTCACGGACTAACGCTTTAAGAGTCATGGGTTCAACCTTCAACTTTTGTGTCGGTTGAAACCCACGTTCCTCTGCAAGAGCAGCATAATCAGCTGCCTTGTTATCCTCGTTACGACCGAATGATACGGATATCTCGTTTTTGATTATATCACCCAAGCCATTTTCACGAAGCCATTGAAATGCTTTATCTCTGTTTGCAACAGAAATATTTGCACTATAATTCGGTTTAACATCGACCGTAGAACCATCTAATAGTTTAAGATGTGATAACCCCATCTCAGACATCATAGTTGGAATTACTTCTCCAGATATGTGGTCAATTTGTTTTTTATGTTCTTTAAGAGCATCTTCTCTTATTTCAAGTTCATGCTGCATTGTTTCTAATCTTTCTACTTGATCAGCTAAAGATTGTAAACTCGTTGTTTTTTGCAAAACATTTTCTTGGTCTTTTTCAAAGTCTATTTTATTCATCTATCTTTCCTCTTTCATATAAGTTAATTTGAATAGGATAATATTTTCTTTCTTGCTTATCCCATTTTAGTAAATTGTATTTACCATTTGTTATGTCAGAAACTATAGAACATGCTACACCAATAATTGCAGGATCACCAGTTAATAATAAATAATCTTCTGTTGTAAAATTTTTTAAAGCTTTTCTAAGTTTAAAAATTAATGGTCCAGGAGAAAATATTATTTGTGATAATTCAGGTAATAAAAATTCAAAGTCACCATATTCTTTAGCACCCATAATATTTATTTTAGGCCTACCTTCAGCAGTCCCAGCAATGTGTTGAATTACATAAACTTTATTTTCTTTCATGCTTGACAATATAGGTCATCAATACTATATTGTCAACTAGAAAGAAGAAAAATGATTAATTATAAATTTAAAACAAAACCATACAAGCATCAAATGACTGCTTTAGAAAAGTCATGGAATAGAGAAACATATGCGTACTTTATGGAAATGGGTACAGGTAAAACAAAAGTATTAATAGATAATTTAGCTATGCTCTATGATAAGGGTAAAGTAGATGGTGCTTTAATTATTGCACCTAAAGGCGTAATAGGAACTTGGTATAATAATGAACTTCCTATTCATTTACCTAAACACATAGAAAATGTGACCATTATGTGGCAATCAAATATAACTAAAAAACAACAAGAAAAATTAGAAACTTTATTTGAAATAGAAACTGCATTACATATTTTAATTATGAATGTTGAAGCTTTTAGTACAGAAAAAGGAAGAAATTTTGCTTCTAAATTTATGAATTGTCATAATGTTTTAATGGCCATTGATGAGTCTACTACTATTAAAACTCCTACTGCAAAAAGAACTAAAAATATATTAGATCTATCAACAAAAGCTAAATACAGAAGAGTTATGACTGGTTCTCCTGTTACTAAAAATCCTCTAGATTTATATAGTCAATGTAAATTTTTAAGTCCTTGGTTATTAGATTTTACATCTTATTATGCATTTAGAAATAGATATGCAGAAATGAAAACATTACATATGCACGGTAGACAAATACAAGTAGTAAATGGTTTTAAAAATTTAGGTGAATTGTCAGAAAAATTAAAAAGTTTTTCTTATCGTGTATTAAAAGAAGATTGTTTAGATTTACCAGATAAAATATTTATAAAACGCCAAATATCTCTTACACCAGATCAACGTAAATTGTATGAGCAAATGAAAAAAGAAGCTATGGCAATTCTTAAAGGTAAACAAACAACAACCGTTAATGCATTAACTCAATTAATGAGATTACAACAAATTACTTGTGGTCATTTCACTGCAGACGATGGTAGCACACAACCTATTTCTAATAATAGAATTACCGAACTTATGAATGTGTTAGAAGAAACGGAAGGTAAAGTTATTATTTGGGCTCATTATCAATATGATATTACTGCAATAATTAAAGAAGTTAGTAAAGTGTATGGATCAGACTCTATTGTAGACTATTATGGATTAACTCCTCAAGAAGAAAGACAACCTAATATTAAAAAATTTCAGTCTAACCCTAAGTGCCGGTTTATCGTTGGAACGCCTTCTACGGGCGGCTATGGCATTACTTTGACGGCTGCAAACACCGTAATTTACTATTCTAACGGATATGACTTAGAAAAGCGATTACAATCAGAAGACAGAGCACACAGAATCGGCCAAAAAAAATCGGTAACATATGTTGATTTAATGGCGGACGATACCGTGGATGAAAAAATCGTAAAAGCTCTACGAAAAAAAATAAACATAGCATCAGAAGTTTTAGGAGAAGAATTAAAGTCATGGATTTAATAGGATATATACGCGTAGCGCGCTGTAATTTTTAATTTGTTACTTTACCACCAGACCATTTCATTTCTGGAAGGCCTTCAGTGTATTTTTTGCCGTCAAAAGTTAGCACTTGTTTTCTATTTGAATCTGATTCGTGATAAGATATGTGAACCCATCCACCTGCAGGATCATCTTTATCGTAGTACTCCATAATCAATTGATCAAAGTCCACGTTATTTTGTAGCCAGTAAGCTGTCTGAATATTTGGTACGCCAAAAATTTCTAGGTCACAGGCTTGGCCCTTGGCATGCTGCGAAGTCTTTTTGCTGCCGATTGCTTCACATAACGCTTCGCTCCGGTATCCGCTGGTAATCGTAACAGGTTTGTCGAAGTGTGCACGTAAAGGTTCGAGCACCTCATAACATAGATCACCTAAAGCTTTAATCTCTCCTGCCCCTGGTGTGTTGTCTATGCCTTTACGTTGAGCGGTCATTGACTTGGTCATTTCTTTTAAACTAAAGTGTTTTGAAAGTTGCATGAAAATTTTTTACCTAATAATTAAAGCAAATATAACATAGGCCATACCTGAGATCAACGCTCCAGTAGACACTAATAAAATGCTTTCTACGCGATTAATTTGTTGTTCAAGCTTATGTATTTTATCATGAGTTTGCTTTTGCATAATCCTGCAAAGTTTTTCATGATCTTCAATTTTTTGTAAAGCGTTTTTAGCCATTATGTTTGTCTCCTACTAGCAATAACTTGTTCTGTTGGTGATAGTAATGCAGTCTCTGTTCGTGTCAAGTTAGTATTTGGATCTTTTTGTTGTGTATTACTAGCTATTTTTATAGGCATTGGTGTATCATTTAGTGGTGGTGTTTGTGGTTTAGATGCAAAAGGACTTCCAGGAAGTGTTATGTTTTCTAACAATTTAGGAATTTTTTTAAATTGTCTTTCAATAAATCCTGGTTCTTTAACTGGATTGCCTTCAGAATCGTAAATTAATCTACCTTCACCATCTGTTTGATATGTTTCTTTGTCAGGATAATAACCACCTTCAAATTCTTTTGTTTCTTCGTTAAATGTTTCTGGAAAAAATTTTTTACCACTGTAATTAGAAATAACTCTATCTAATTGTCGTTGTGGAAATAAAAAATTTCTGTTTGCACGGTACAAAAATCTATCTGAGTCTTCTGATAATTTTTTCATTTGATCTTTTACAAGTTCTACTTTGTTGTTAAGTCTGGCTTTAGAATAATTTATTGGTGTGAATCTACCTGATAATAAATTATTAATTAATTTGTTTGGCGTTCCTTGTTTTCTTAATATGTCACTAATTTGAGAATTAGATAAATCTAACAATTTTAAATCTTTTATTCTAATGTACATATCCTTTTGAATTCTAAACGCTTCATCTTGCATTTGTTCAAATGTTTTAACCATATCTGATGGTGGTTTATCAGCAAAATTTTCTACACTATAAAAACCTTCTGTTTCATCAACAGCTCTAAGTAATCTGTTCATAGTAGATGTAAAATACCTAAGATCTTTTTTAACATCAATTCTAATAATTCTAGTTCCTGCAAACAGTGCAATTAATTCATCCATTAAATTAACTGGCTTACCGCCTTTTGTTAAATCTTTTGACAAAGCACTTCCTATTTTTTCTAAACTTTTTGTAGCACCTGGTTGTATACCCTCAATCACGTACGCTAAAGATTTAGTAAACTTGTCTCCTAAGTCATCCGATAATGTATACACAGAACCTCCTTGATCTTTTTTACCATTTCTAATTGTAACATCTATAAATCTATCAAAACCAATTGGTTCAGAAAAATAAGGTTCTAAAAATGTTCTAACGGGTCCATTTTCACCAAACATTAAATTCATAACGTATTGATCTGTTTCTTGTGGATTTAATTTTTGTGATTGTGCTTGTGCAATAGCGGCTTCTAATGGCTCGAATAAACTATCGTATGGACTAAAGTATGAAAAATTTATTGCAGCACTTTCACCATTTTTCCAACCTTTAATTGCCACGAGATTAGACGTTGCATCCCAAGACGCAGCTGAAGATCTTTGATATGCATTCCATTGTGATTCTGTGCTGTTAGTTAAAAATTGTGCAAGTTCAGTTACACCTTTTCCTATTGCATAACTAGTTAAAGCCGCCCCTGTTAATCTTCTAATACCCATTTGTCTAATAGCAGCGTTTGGATGAGCTGCTTCTTTTAAACCAAGTGAAATAATGTTGGCGCCAGTTCTAAGTATTTCTGCAGGAAACGATATGAAGTTTCCAAGTATAGCAATTTTTCTTAAATTTTGTATGAATGGAGGAACTTTACTATATGTAGGATATGTATTTCTTAACAAGAACGCAGAAGCTTCTTCTATTGCATCTGTGTAAGTTTTCTTTTCTCCTGTAATTGTATTAATTTTGTCAAAAGGTTTACCCATATATCTAAACCATTCAGCAACTTCATCTACGTTTTTAAGAGCCATAGACAATTGTGATTTACCGTACTCCCAACCATATTGTTTCCAAAGGTTATCACCACCTGCATACAGTCTTGCAACTTTATCTGTAGGTGCAGATTTTATAAGTCTATCAAATAATTTATCTGTTGTATTAATTACACCGCTTCTTAAATCTTGTAACACAGCTTTCATTTCAGCGGCAACAACGTTTTCATCCCACACTCCAAGTCGCACTAATTTTTCTACATAATTATTAAATTCAACTTCATCAATGTTTCCTTTTTGACCTGCCTTAAATATATCTCTTGCAACAATTCTCATTGCATCTGTAACACTAGCTCGGTTACCAATGTGACCATTCATTAAAGAAAAGAAAGAAGCAGATGTTACATTTCTAACTTGTGTTTGTGGTGAGTATAATGTTTTACCAATTTGTACACCGACCTTAGCTTGTAACAACAAACGATATAATGGAATTTGTATTAACTTATCTAAGTCATTTCCTATACCTTGAAACATTTGCACATACTCAGGTGATGCCCATTTGTTTAATAAAGAAGATTTCATTATTCCAAGTCTTGATACTTTAGTTATTTGTTGAGCTCCAATAAAACCAGCGTTAATTGCATCTTCTAAACTATTAAACAGCCAACCATTTTTTAAACCTGATCGTGCAATGTAATCCGCAGCTTTTTTATTTGCCATAGATGAGATAGCTTCAGCTGTAGTGTAAGCAACAGATGCTTTTAAATTTTTTTCAGGTCCTAATAAATTTTTTATTGCATCAGGTAATTCTTCTCCAGTTTTTAAAAATTTAAATTTATCATTTAATAATATACGAGTTCCTATTTCTCTTAATTGTTTTAATGGTGATTTACCTTCAGCTTTTCCTGTTCGCAGTATATCTTCTACGTGCATTTTAGCTGATTCTCTGTATGCTTGTTCTGGTTTTAATTTTGGAAAAGTTAATCTTGCTGACTCTTTTAAATTTGTATTTTTTTTAATTACTTTATCTACAATGTATGTTACGGCTTTATTTACTATATCTTTTGGTGGCACATATTCAGGATTTCTAAATGTTTCAAATGATCTAATTAAATATTTTTTTACATCTTTTATTTCTATGTTTGCAAGATCTTTAGCTAAATCATCTGCTTCTTTGCCTGTTGGTAAAACTTTTTTAAACTCTTTCATTATTTTTTGAATGTCTTTAAGTAAATCTTTTGCACCTGGTTGCAATTCTTTTGGTAAATCTGTTAATTTAATTTGACCTTTTACATATTCATCTAGTTGATCTAAAAAATATTTTTCCATTGGTCTTGATGTGGTAGCTTTGTTGTAGCCATCTTGAAATTTTTTAGCTAAGTTGTATGCAGTTTTTTCTAAACCTTCGTAAGTTCTATCTATTTTTCTAGCTCTAGATTTTATAAACAACATTACTGATTCTGCTACGCCTTCAATATCTTTTGGCTGTTTACCGTAAGATCTAAAAAAAGATAAAAAATTATCTAATTTTTTTATAGATTTATTTACAGGATCAGGGTCTGTTACAGATTTTAATCTCCATTGTTCAAATGGAGGTAATTGAGTTACTATTTTTCTAGACATACCTGACACTAATAAAGGTGCCATAAGTTTACTAATTGTAAAATTAGTGGCTTTTTGTATACCTTTTGATGTGTTAGAAATTATTGGTTTTGCAATTTTACTTCCTAATATTAATTCTGCTGGTCTTACCATTGTTTTATCAATTGTTTTTGCACCAATACTAGCAGTTGTTTTTAAAACAGGAGCTAACCCATATTTGTATCCAAGTTGTGTTGCCTTACCGATTAATGGAAAACCACCACCAATTATTGCACCCTCTTGTGCATATTTAATTCTATTTCTAAGTTCTGCTCCAGCTTTTTTTCTACCAGTCAATCCTTCCGTAGACTCTGGTTCAAAAAATAAAGACTCTCTTCCTGGTTCTGAAACTAAAAAATCTGTAACACCAACAATCGTTGCACCTTCTGTTGCTCTTGTTGCAATCTTACTTGTTTTTTTAAGAAGGCCACCTTTGTCAGCAGCAGCTTTCATAATTTTAGAAACTACAGGTATTCTAGCTAAAAGATTAGCTTTAGTTATCGGTCCAGCAATAGTTACACCGGGAACAGCAAATTGTGTTATTAAAGATGTTACTTCTCCTCTCCATGTTTCAGGACGATTTACAAGAGTTCCTTCTTTTTCCATAATTTTTTCAAACTTAGACATAAAATCTGTGTTGGCTACCAAATCTGTTCCAGCAAACAATAAAGTACCTAAGCTATGTTGAAGTTTATACACACCGGTATCAATACCTGTTGCTATTTCATCAAGACCTGAAATGTAATCTTTTTCTTCAGTTGGTAATTCTTTAATAACTTCTTTAATGTCTCGTCCTATTTTTTCTTTAAATTCTTTAGGCATTGCTATTGAATCAATTATCCTTTTTGAAGGATTAAGAGTATAGTACAAACTCATTATATTTTTAGGATCAGGAAGTGATAACCACTTAACAGGTTTTTTAGGTTCTGTTTGGTCTATTAATGTTTCTTGAATTTTAAATTTAATTTCGTCTATATCAATTGGTTTTTGATCTTTTATATCTATCTCAACAGCTTCCTCTTTACCTGTATCTTTGAGAAATCGTTCGTAAGCGGTTTCAGCCATGTTACGCCTCCGCTGGTAATACTAAATTAACGTTATATTTTTTGTTAAATTGATCTACGTCTTGTTGTGTTGATATCATTGCAAAATCTTCTAGTGCTTCTGCACTATTAGCCATAAGTTGCACAATATCATCTGTAATTTCTCTTGGTAATCTTGCTCTTAGTTGTTCGTAACTTATCGGATTATCTGATTGAGTCATTGGTCCGGGAGCCATGGTCTCTGTAACTTGTTCTTCCATTACCATTTCACCATTAGCGTAGCCCGCTCTACCACCACCCGAAAACTGTCCAAGTATAATTTTAATTTGCTCAATAGAATCAATATAAAGTTGAGGATCTTGGTCGCTTTCATATTTATTGGTGCCTGCTCTTTTATCTTCTTTATATAATTTATCTGATAGATCATTAAAAATATTTTGACCAGCACTTGATTTAATAAATAGATCTATAGCACCTTCTGTTACAGGATTAGATTTAGTAAAATTATTTTTTTGTGTTTTTAATACGTCTAGTTGTATAATGTCATCTTGAGATGCTGTTTTATTATCTACTTTAGCTTGTAACTCATAAATTTTTGGAATAATATCTTCTAATTTTTCAGCTATTACTAAATCTCTATATGTTGTACCACCTGTTTCAGATCCAAGAACTTTAGCTTGGGCACCTAATAATTCACTAAACATAGTAGCTTCGCTGTTATATTTATTAATTGCTCTATCTTGCGCAGCTTTATTATAAGCTGCTCTGCTTGTTCTAAAATTTTGAAAAGGTTCTTTTGCGGCTAAGGCAGCTGTTTGAAATATATTTCCACTAGGAGATCTACCTACTAAATCTAAACCAAAGTCTATTTTAAAATCTTTTAATGATGTGTCAGGTGCCATGGGTGGCGCTTGAAAACCATATTGTTTTGACATATCCATAAGTTGTTGTAGGTTAGCATCTCTAAACTTTACTTTAGATAAATCGTTTTTTTTTACAGTATTGTTTTCGTTAGTATTGTAACCTTGTCTAGGAGCTAGGCCTGAAGTAATACCTTCGCCGGCACTGCCACCTTTTCTAAACATCGGTCTTTGCATTATTCTGCTCATATTATTTTATATCGTTTTTTGTATTACATCACCTAAATTAGTATTTTTACCACCGCCACCAAAAATACCACTTAACACTAGTCCTGTTCCAAGAGCCGTTTGTAATGGTGTTGGGTTTGGTGTTATTGTTGATTGTTGACCAAATGGTGCATTACCAGAGAATAGACTTGCAACTCCAGAACCATATGTACCTAATCTTTCATAAGGTTCGTATGCTTCTAATCTATTTGCTTCTCTTTGTGCATCAAGTAATGCTTGTTGTTGTATTTGTTGTAGTCCGCCCAATCGACCCAACTGGTTAATATCTGCTGTTTGTAAATTTTGTACGTCTCCTGCTAATTGTCTTTGTTGATTAAATGCTGTTTGTGCATTTAAGTTAGCTTGATTAAATCCTTGTTGTCTTAATGTTGCAAGTAATGCGGCTCTATCTAAATTAGATTGTGCTCCTTGTTCTGCTCTCATAACACCTTCTCTACCACCACCTAGATTACCTGATTGAGCAGCTTGTAATCCAATATTTCTCATGTCCATTGCTGCTTGTTTGTCAAAGTCTGCTAATGTTGCATCGATTACATCTGTTTGATATGGCGACATAAAACTTTGATAACCTGTTGGTCCTGAGTATGCTGCTTGTTGTGTAAGGTAAGGTTGATATGCTCCAACACCTGAACTTGCTAAATTATATGATTGTGTTTGTAAAGGATCTTGCGCTGCTACTTGTGGTGCAAGTCTAGCTGTATCTAATGGTATAGATGTTAATCCTGCTAATTGTTTTCCATAGTCAACACCAAGGTCTGTTACGTATTGTTGTGGTAAATTTTGTACTTGTTCTATTGCCATTATATAACCTCGCTTAATCGTTCTGATGTTTCAAACATATCTCTAGCGCCAGCCATGCCTTGTGACTCTTCTGATACTTGTCCACCTGCTTCTAAATGTTTCATCATGTTCTCCATAACTTGTGCTCCCTCATCTATATCTCCACCTCCTGCGTTTCTAACAGCATCTGCAGTAAATACAAACTCATTTACACTTAATCTTGCAGGCACATCATCTGCTTTTTCTTCTCTTCCTATAGGTACAAACCCACCTTCAGCTCTATAATCTTTTTCCATGCCACCAAGGTCCATGATTCCACCTTCGGCTCTATTAATTCTACCACCCATAGCCATCATTGGCATTTGTTGTTGAGGCATAGCAAATATTTTTAATTTTTCTTGAAGAAAAGCTCTGTCTTCATCTGTTAAATTTGGGTCTTGCATTTTTTGAATTATTTTAATTATTGCTTCTTCTGTTACTTGTGCTGCATTCATTTGCGGAGCACCCATGTCAGCACCACCACCCATGTTAAATCCTATTCTACCACCGTTAGCTGCTTGTGCATACGTAATAGCCATTTCTTCTGGTGTAAATTTTCTAGCT